CGAACTTCTCAGCAGTGTTAGCACCACTAGATACACCAGCAGTTGCGCTAGAAGCGAGGTCGTTCAAGTAATATGTATCTTCTGCTCTTTGGAAATCTTCGATCAAAGATTGCTGCAAATACGCGTTCAAGAAAGGAAGATCGTCAACCATTTGGCGAGATACCTTTACATAACCAGCGATGAATTGCAACACTTTGTTAACTACGGTTACATCGTAATCCAATTGTGCTTTAGCTGAACCTTCAGTTTGCTTACCGAAAGAACCTTCACCAACTGGAGTGTTTCCACGAGGGAAAGATACTGAACCAGTTGAAACTGGGATGATGTTGAATACGCTTCTGAGGTGTGGGTTTACAAAAGCGCGGAGAGCTGGAGAATTAATGTAAGAAACATAAGGGTTACCAGTAAGGTTACCGCCAGCGCCTTCAGTCATTGTTCCAACAACTTTAAGGTCCAATTCGAAATTGAAACCTTTACCGTTTGATCTAACTGCTTCTTTGATTGAATCGTAACCTTTTACGATAGCTTCACCGATTGCAGATTTGATCTCAGCAATATGCTCGTTGTAAGATTGTGCAACTTTCTTAGTCTCAGCAGCACCAATTTTACCAAATGCAGCTTTAGCAGCGAGAACTTCTTCTCTTGCTTCAGCAATTGTCTTGTTGTTTTTTGCAAGTTGCTCGTTGATAGCCTCAACTTTGCTTTCGAAAGACTTAGCAGCCTTCTCGGTAGCAGCAGCAACTTCAGCTTTCTGCTCGGCCATTTTGGCTTCGAGAGCAGCTTCAAATGTTTTAATGTCGCTCATTTTGTTAATTTAAAATTTGTTTATAATATTTATTAAAGACTCAACTGGAACCTCTTCTTCTTTTTGCTGCAAAGGTGTTTCATCAACTGCCTTTGTGCTACTCATACGTTCAATCAGTTCTGCGAGTTGTTTCACTTTTAACATACACAAATCGATTGTCTCATCCGTTACATCACTGTTGCGGATAAATTTCTCAAAAGATTTGATTTGATCTTGTATTTGTTCAATGTTATTCATATTTTTCATGCCTAGTAATGGAGTTGCTTCGTTAGCTCCCCATGCAGTAAGGCTTGATCCTTCAAAAAGCATTACTTCATGGATTTGGTTTGCTTCTCCACTTTTTTGCTCTCTAAGTGTTTTAAAGCCGATTGAGTGTTCAGCAATAAGCCCACTCTCAATCATCTTAATATAATCTTGACCAAGATTGTGTTTACCAACCTTACTCTCATAATAAAGTCCGTACTCGTCCTCTTTCAATACTTGTATTTTACCAAGTGGCTTAGATGGATCGTGATTAAGTAGATGCTTAATTCTACCCTTTCCTTCTGGTCCCCAATCTTGGATTGATCTTTTAAATGCGCCTGGCATCATTATATCGCCATCGCTATCTACGTTGCCAAATGCGGAAAAATAACCAGTTACAACTCCTTGCTTAGTATCAACATCTTTAACCTCTAGGTTAAATGATTTGTAATTGTATATCATGCTTTTTCTATTGTCTATTTGCTCTAATTTACGAATTGCCCAATTAATGCCCGCATCACCGCCCCAAGCGTCCCACATTAACCCACCGCAACCCTCTGAATAAGGCACATCTTTGTTTTGTTGATGCCTTTTAAATGATGCCATTCTAGCAATGGTATCACGAGATATTTTCTCACGACTTGCTAATTGATTTGCTCTTGTCCAACCTACGGATGTTCCGCAATCACTGCCATTCTCCTCTTTCCACTTTAATGCTCTTTTAGCATTGTTCGTAGCTGCTTCTGGATAGTCGTTGTATGTTTCCTCTTTCAGCTCCAAACTTTTCTCGCCCTCTTGCGCAAGATAAGCAGCATACGCACGCTCCGCACTATCACGTGAAGTGTACATACATTCTCCGTCTCCGATCCTATATTTGCCGTTTGAACAAGCGTATATTGGCATAATTATCTTTTCATTATTAATCTTCCGTTCTCATCCCTTTTCGGTACAAAACCAACTGTACATCGACAATTGATTGTAAACCCTGCTGGGGCAGTTGGGTCTCCAGGTTGCGCAGCTAGCACCGTATCTCCTTTTTTACCAGTGGATGTGAACGGCTCATTAAAAGGAACTGTTGCACCATCCATGTGAAAATGATCGTAAGAGTTTCTTGGAATCCTACGAGTTCTTATATCTCTACTAGCTATCCAAACCTTATCTACTTCAAAGTTATGCAATTTTGCGCCTTCCATTGCGGCATAGTTACTTGCACGCATCACTTCAGTCCTTGCTATCCTTCTTGCTCTCATCATTGCATATCCTAGCTCATCACTTTGTACGATTTGCCGACTGATCTCATCTATACCAAGTCCCTCTGCAACGCCTTTGCCAATTATGGCTAGTAATTGCTTTTTTGTTGTCTGCGTAATATCTGCGACAAGCATAAAGCCATACTGCGCCAAAAATTGCATGATGGTAGTAATGAAGTCATCATTTAAGCCAAATGGATTGGCTGCTTTCTGACTCATGTTTCTCACTGCTCTAAATGATGCGTTTCCAAACATAACCGCCGCTTCTCTATAAAGCTGCATCATTATTTTCATCATCTCATCATTCCAAGCGTAAGCACCCATCAGCGTTTGCGCCGCACCAGTACCATAAAGCCTCACATCACTTGCTACCTTCTCTAGGTCCTTGCTAATTGCCTTCTTAAATAAAGAACTATATTTTGCATCGAGCTGCCTACGCATCCTTTCAAACTTCACCCAATATTCGCTTCTTTGCTTCGCGTTCATCGATGCACTTTTGTTTATATGCTGTCCTCAATGACATCATCATCCTCTTCTCTACTGCGCATTGCTGCTCGCTCTTCTGCTTGGGATATTTCGTCATCACTATCCTCATTATCTCCTCGTCTGTTGTTTGCGATGTTATCTGATCCGTTGTCCATGCCATCTTCTTCGCTTGGGGGTACCGTTAAGTCCATCACTGCTTGCTCAATAGGAATTAAGCCGCTATTGATATAAGCATACTCAAATGCGCCTTCTCTTTCTTGGTAGTTCATTGCAACACGCTTTTCATCCATTGTTAACCAATTGGCATCACGAAGTGAACGAACCATTCTCTCCATGTCTTGCTGCATCTCTGGGAGTGCCGTAATATCGAAATCGATAAAATAATCCTCTCCGTATCTAGGCACCAAAAATTTATTTAACTCATCACGCAGTTGGCAACACATTGGAATAATAGTGTTTGTGATGAGATCACGCATTGCGTTTTGGTAATTGTTATAGCTTGATGTGTCAACATCGAAAAGCACTGCTGGAAGCCCGAAAACTCTACACCACTGGTGCATACTCATTCTGAGTGTGTTCACCAGCTCCATGTCAACACTAGAAAGTCCAAAATTTAAATAATCCCAAGGAGTTTGCAGCACTGCTACTCTTCCCTTGTTATCTATTCCGTTTAGATTCTCATTCACCGCACGTTTAATATCGTTCGCTTGATCGATTGTAAATGATGGCACGATGTTACCAAGTGGCTTTGGAGTAATTGCTCCTTTCGCTCCACCATTGCCAGTCATTGTTGCACTTGCATCCGCAGCATTGTTACTCATGCGAAGCGTTTTATATGCTGCACGAAGTGGAGATAATCCACGAAGATGTGTTCTGCGTGTTGCATCGAAGTCTGGGTTCCAGCTTCTCCACATCATCACTTGCTCTTTCGGTAGATCAACGCCAGCACCAATTTGCAACTTATATCCAGCAATTGCATACACATCTTTCGGATCGGGATAAATCTCTAGGAACTGAGTAGGCAAAATATTAAGCTCACTAAATGTGCCACCTATTTTACCATCATTGCCATAAATGTTTCCCTCACCACTTAAATATCTATAACCAAATAAATTTTCGAAGAATTGATCTTGCGATTGATAAGAGTTAGGTTGTTCGAGTAGACGTGCTAAGGGTGTACCAAGAACAATGTTTTCACTGTATGCGTTTTTACGTGCAATAATAGCTTGCTCAAACGCACCACGATTTGAAACTCCTTTTACGAGTTGCTTATAGCGCATGAGTTGTGTTCTTGCTTTCTCTCCTGGGTTTAGTTTATAAA